ATGTTTTTAGTTCAGAGTTAATCCAATACTCTGAACCAAGTCTTCCTTTATTGAAAAAATTATTTTGATTCATATATTTATTTTACCAGACCATACCTTGCTGGGGTGGCAGGCATCGATCCTGCGACATCCGAATTAACAGTTCGGCACTCTACCATCTGAGTTACACCCCACCATTCTCTTAGTTAGAGAGAATTGTTACGGTAGGGCTACCTACTGTAATAGACTTCCAATTTGCTGCAACTGCGATAGTTGCTGCAGAAGTATTAAACTGTACAGTTCCAAGCCATGGGGAAACTGTATACATATCTGATGTGTTGCTTGGTGTAACAATTGTTGCAACAACCTTTACATTTTTCTGATGATATGTTGTCTGACCAGTAGATCCAACAGATACCACATCAGCAAGGCATGCTGGATATTGTAGTGGCTTATTGTTAAAGTTACCTGCTGCTGCTAAAACTGGAATACCTGCAGATTTGAGAGAAGCAACCAAAGACTTAATAGAAGAATCCATTTTTCTAACTGCTCCACCTTGTGCAGAAATTCTGCATTCACCAATCTTGGCATTTGAATTTGTTAAATTGTATGAAAACGAAACTGCTGATACTGAAGACTTGTTTGAATTTACCCAATTCAAAGCCTTGATAAAGTCTGATCCGTCCAAAGTAGTAATTGAACCCTTAAGGGAAACTTCTTCAGTTTGAATTAAAACAAGTGTTGCTGTGCTGTTTTGCTGACGAGCAATATTTGCCATAACTGTTCCATGGTTTACTGGATCAGTACCAAGTCCTGGCTTTGGTTTTGCAATATTTACACATTTGTCACTTGCAAGACAAACAAACTCAACTGAACCAGAAATTTTTGACTTATCAAAATAACTATCGATAATTACAATTCGCTCACCGATTGCAGCCTGTGATTGAACTGGTGATACAACTGAAAACAATACTGCTAATAGTGCTACTATTTTTTTCATTTTATTCCTTTTCATTTTAAGATATCATCAATCTGATGACATGACAACATGGGTCGCCACCTTGGTCCCACTCTTCTTGTTCTTCTTCACTCATGTACTCATATCCGCCATCATGAGTATTGCAGTATGGTGGTGTTACCCAACCTCTTTCAATACCGTTTTCAAGCCAGATACCAAACTCCTGCTCTTCTGGAGATATGTCTTCGTGCAAATGGTTCATGTATTAATTATAGCCTTAAACACTGACTACGTCAACTGGTCCCATACAGGATGGGCTAAATTTAATTGCTGAATTTACTGCTCCAACAACTCTTTTGCGAGGATCTTTAGATTTTTCTGTAGCATTTAAGTATCCATATGCATATTCAGCGCCAGATCCCATTGCCAAGTAATCTAAATTATATTTAGACAAAGACATATCTACAGAACTGTGTTCATATATCTGTCCTTTAATACAAATAATAAGACCAAGGTCACCTTCTTTAGTTGTGTCTACCCACCAGTCATTATAAAAATTTCTTAGTTGTTTAATAAATTTAGTTTGCATAAACTTGTCTGTATCTTTTATGTCTGGCACATATGGATTAAAGTTATAACGAATGCGCTCACCGTCCAATGCCCCAGCATATCCAATTAAATATGGTCCAAGTTTCCAAACCTTTGGTGCTGTTAAAGAAAGAATTGTGTTGTCATCGGAAGCACCACGATCACCAGCCATATATATTTTTTTAGTTAATTCATCACGAACAACAGCAAGCACAGTCATAGGCAAAGCCCTCTCCAGATAGATATACCTAAGTATATCATTCCTAGAAAGGGCTGTCAACTATGGTCAATAATGACTAATTAGCCTTTTTGTCTACTGTTTTAAACGCATCATTGATCTCTGACAATGTGAGTCTTCCATCGTCTAAAAAAGCCCTTGCCAGTCTTTCAATAACGCTTGCTACGCCAAGTAGTCCCGCTAACATTACTGCTTGAATTGTATCAATTCCAACAACTGCTCCAGCGCCTAGTACTGATAGGCCAGATGCTGCAAAAACTGCGACAATACGCATTAATATATTAGAAAGGGCTTTTTGTGGGCTCTCTTTTTTATGATCTACTAACACTTTTTTAGTTGCCATATTTATTCCTCATTTCTATTTCTGATTGGACTTGTAATTATCCAAAGAGCAGTTGTAGCCATAATTCCATAGCCAACAACAGTCTTTGCACTTCCATCCAAAACGACCCAAGCAATAAACATACCAAGAAGGGTCCATGCTTGGTCTACCATATCTTTTAGGATATTCTTTATTATTCTTACCATTTTCTTCCTCCTCGTGAACCTGGTGAATTTGCTCCTGATGAGCCTCCCCCAGAACTTCCTCCGCCTCCAGTGCTGCCTCCTGTGGCTCCTCCTGCAGCAACTGCTGCTGCGTTAATTGCTGCACCTGCTGCTACAACTGTAGCAACAACCATATCTGTTGCTTCTTCTCTTTCTTCATCTGACATATCTGCACCTATATTTCCCAATGCCTGGAGTGCTGCTCCAGGATCTTCAAATGCTGTTGATAATAACTCTGCTGGATTTTCAAGTAATACTAAAGATGCTGCTACCTCTGCAGCAATAACAACTTCATTACCATTTTCATCTTGTCTTACCTCAACTGGAGTATCTGCAGGCAAATCCTTATATTCAATTCCTGCCTCTTGTATCTGTTCTTTAGTCAAAGATTCTCCCTCTTCAAGTGATTCTATAAGAGCATCTGCAATCAATTCTTTTTCTACATTAGTTAATTGTCCGTCTTCAGATAAAGTATCTGCAAGATTTTGAACTTCTTCTGCAGTTACTTCACCATCACTCGCAAGTTCATTTAAAATATCTTCTGCTTCTTCTGTATTTATTCGCCCATCAGATAATGCGTCATTAACAGATTCTTCTACTGCTTCTTCTGATCCTACTTCTGGCTCTTCTGCAGGTTGTTCTTCTATAATTGGTTCTTCAATTCCTGGTTCTTCAGTAATAGGTTCTTCTACTATAGGCTCTTCTACTATAGGCTCTTCTGTAACTGGCTCTTCTGTAGGAATTTCTTCTATAGGTGGCTCAAATACAGGTGTTTCAGGTAGTGAAGGTGCAACATAAACTGGTGTAGATGCTGCAATCTCTGCTATTTTTGTTGCTAATATTGTGGCTGCTTCTGATAACTCGGTAATATTATTTTGTGAAACAGTTGCAATAGGTGCAATAATTGTATTTGTATTTATTGTATTTGTTGCAACAATTGCTGTAATTGCTGAATTTAATGTAGCAATTTGTGCATTTGCTGTATCAATTGCTGCCAGTACTGTTGCATTGTCTGGATCAGGGGTAGGAGTAAATGCAGAGCCCTGACTGATTGTTCCAGTAAATCCTGTAGTAGTGCTTGTATTATTAATATTTGTTACAACACCATTCGTTGTCTCTCTTACATTAAACCTTGCACCATTTGGAATAGGTCCAGTTACATTTACATCTGCTTGCCATGCACCATCTGATGGATTTACATCTGCATCAAATCTAACCTGAGTCATTTGTGTTTCTGCGGTAGTTAAAGGATAAACTCTAAGATCCCAAGCAATGTTAAGTGTATTAGTAGTTGTTGAATATGTAATCCCAGAACCATTACTCCATGTAGTCCAGTCATATCCTGCTATAGAAATAGAAGGGGCATTAGGAGTAGAATAATAATTTCCACCTTCATTTACACCAAAAGTAATAGTTGCATTAGATCCAACGTAAACATTGTTATATGTTACTCCTCCCATCTGTAAATTAAATGGAAGGTTCATGTGGATACCCGCATCATCTGTATTTGCTAAAACATTTGATGTTGTCCCAACTGTGGCTGCTAAAGCATTTACCGCATCTTGAGCGTTATTAATTGCTACATTTGCTTGAGTTAATTGTGTTTGAGCCTCTGTCCGTGCAGGAGTTACTGCTGCTACCGCCGTGGTTGCAGTTGCTATAGTTGCTGTAGTTGACTCTACTAATGTTTGTGCTGATTGAATTAAAGTGGTTGCTGTTTCTATAACCAAAGGCACTTCTGCTACCGCAGTAATTGCTTCAGTGACTGCAGTATTTGCTATTGTTACGGCAGTGTTAGATGTTGTTACTGCTTGGACTGCAGTTTCTATTGTGGCTGTTGCGGTATCTGATGCTGCTTCTGCCTGTGCTACTTCTGTAGCAGCAGTGTCCAAGGCTGTATTGACTGCCTGTTGGGCAGGACTTACAACAACCTGTTCTGCTGGGGGTGGAACATCACTAGCATGTGCATGATCGACTGGAGATATAAGCATCCATAAAGTTAAAAACAAACCGATTAATCCAATTTTTATAAGTAATGATTTAATTAACCTTTCCCCCTTATACAGACAATGTCTGTTAGGATGATTATACCATTTTATTACAAAAAAAGAGGGCAGAAATTAATCTGCCCCCTAATTTAGAGAAGTTAATTACTTCTTTTTGTATCCTGTAGGACATACAGGTGCAACGGCTGTAACCTTTTTAGTTAACTTACCCTTTACACATGTGATTGTTTTCTTAGGAAGAAGCATTAATTGAAGTTGCTCAATTTGCTTTGTGATAGATGCAATAAGTGCTACGATTCCATTAAGAACCTCAGCATTGCTAATTGCGCCATCTGCAATCTTGTAAGATACAGTTTTTGCTGCATCTGTTGCTACATAGGCTGGAAGATCTACGATCATATTGTATGAACCATTGACATTGCCAACAGTAAACTTATATGTCTTAACACCTTGAGCAAATGTATCTGCTGATGTTGCTGCTGCAACTGCTGTCATACCGCCACCAGAAATGGCAACGCCACTTCCAACTGTAGAGGTATCTGCAACCTTTGCGCCATTAATATCAGTAGCGGAAATTGTAAGTGTAGCAATTTCTCCTGGAACATAAGAGTTCTTATCAAGAGATGCTGTGTACTTGTTTACGCCTAGACCACATGCTGCAACAAACTCGTTTGAGTAAATTTCAGACAGGTCTGATAATACATGCTTGATTCTTACAATAGAAGAACCAGATGTAGCAGCGCATGTCCAACCACCAGTTTGTACTGCTGTAGCGGATGAAGATCCACCTACAGAAACTGCAGTAACTTGAGAAGTATATTTTGTGGTATCAGCAGTTGGAGTAATTCCAGCCAATTGATTACCAGCAGCATCCTTAACTACAAAGTCATAAGTTCCTGTGCGTGTTCCATTAGATAATGCAATGTCAACACCTGTTACGGAAATTGATGCTGCACGACCTGAGAATGCAATACTCTTAGTTGCAAGAGTTACACCATTAAAAGTAATTGTAATTGTTGTATTTACTGGCTTGTTTTCATTTGCAGTTCCTTGAACTACATATAAAACTCCAGAAGTTCCTGTTTTGGCTGCTGTATTAACTTGTGTGCTTGGAGCAGCATCCCATGCTACTACCGCACCATTAGTTGCAGTTGCTTGAATTACACCGCTAGTTGATAGTTGTGCTGCATAAGCATCCATTGTACGAACGTTTACGTATCCCGTTCCTGCATTAGTAACGCTTGTAGCAGTTGCAACATCTACACTAGATGTTAGTGTTCCCGCTGTTGCTGAATCTTGTACACGAACATAAGAGTCTGCTACAGACAAAACGTTTGTTTTTACAGTTGTTCCAGCATAGATAGTTTTAATATCAATAGTAGAAGTAGTTGATCCAACCTTCTTCTTTTGAGTTATCGTTACGGTACCTGCACCATTAACAGTCAACTTAACATTTGTTGGCAGTGTAACTGCTGTTGATGTTGTTGCTGTAAATGTAAATGTCTTACCTAAATTAGTAAGTGTTGCTCCCGTAGGATTTGATCCTGCTGCTGTGTAATCAGTAAATGTTGCTGGACCAGAAATTTCTAGAGATAGATTGTCGTCTGCAGTAGCAGCCAAGGTATCGCTTGTTGTTAATGCAACAATTGCGTTAACTCCAGCCTCTGCCTTGGTTGTGTCTGTTAATACGGTTACACCACGTGCACCAGCAGCAAGTGAATCAGATAATACATATCCGTTTGTCACTGCAGCAGAAGCCTGTGGAATTGCAACCAAAAATGTGCTTGATACGGCTGCAGCCATAACTAAAGCGATTTTTTTGAATGAATTCATTTGTTTCCTTTTCTTTATAGTAGATTGAATCTATCCAGATAATCTTTTACATCATCTGGCATAGACTTTAATTGTATCACATTGTTGCTGTTTGAGTCAAGTGGATCCTTTGGTCTATCTCTAAACGTATGAATCTCTATCTCCTCATTTGTATTTTTTGGGGTATGTGATATAGCCCCAAATATTGCTCCACACACAGCATCTGCCAAGTCCTTGGAAGATTTTCTTGGGTGGTCAACTCTATTGTTTTTCATAATTTTTAACTCTGTTAACTCTTCAAACAAAAGTTCAATTGCAGGCATTATTAGTCTTTCTTCATATACTAGCATAGCCATATCTTCATAATGTTTTTTTGCAATAGAAACAGTTTCGGTTCTAATTCCAACTTGTTTTAATTCATTCTGAATATCAAATGACTGCCAACGGTCAAACGAAACCATTCCAATATCAAAACCCTGTCTGCGTAAATTCTGAATCCACAATTTTACTTCAGAAAGATTTACTGGGCCTTCAACCTTTGGCTCCCAATATACTACTGCATCTACTACGACCACAGGTGCTACTTGCTGATAATCTTTAATTACCTGAATATTTACCCATTTTTCTACGTGTGCAATTGCAACCGCACATTTGTCATGCTTTTGTGCAAGGTCTGCATGGATATAATATTTTTTATTTGGATCTGGTTTAAATGTTTCGTCAAATCTTTTATGTGTATCTATTGGGTTTCTTAAAGTCATGCATGCTCTTATTTTTTCTACCTGCTTAAAAAATGCATCAGTAGAGTGTGTTGGAACACATGCAAAGCGTTGCATAGCATCACCTAAGTCTGTCATAAATGCAATTTTAAAATCATCGATCTTGCGAGTAGGATTAACTTCCCATGTTGGACGTTTAAGAGCAAATACTCCTGGATACTTGTATGAAATAATTGCATCCTCATCCCACTCAATTTCAAAAGAATTACCTTCCATATCTTCTGGCAAATCTTCATTAATAATAAACTTGTGTGTCTTATGTATAACATCTTTTTCTAAAATAACTTTGTCATATTGTGTTGAAATAAAGTCTCCAGGGTAACGAGGAAATGAAAGTAGTGCAACTTTTCCAAGGTCAGGAAAACGAGAATCTACTGAAGCACGAAATGCTTTATAGATATTCTCAGCAGTCTTTCCTTGGTCATTTCCAGTACCAACCTGATTTGCAAAACCAGAAATTTCATCAAGAACCGCAAGGATCAAGTTTAAACCTTCATGTGATTCTCTTTCTGAGTGACCAGAGTAAACAGTAATAGCATTATCAAACTCAATACTTTCTGCTTTTGGATTATACTTACCAGCAAACCATGGAGACTTTTCAATCTTTGCTTTAAAACCTTTAAAAAATACGTTCTTAGCCTGTTGTGCGTTAATAGCAACGTTAATAATATCTATAGCATCTCCAGATGGCTTACCGAAATATTTTGCTGGGTCTTTTAAACATAGAAGTTTGTATACAATATATGCACACGCTACCGTAGAGGTGAAGTCTTTACCAGATCCCTTGCCAAGTTGCAGAATAACCTCATTCTTTGTATACTTTTTATAATATCTCGAACCTTCTTCTTGGCCCATTAGATCAATCAAATCTTCTTTTTTATATATTTGACTCATTGCTTCAATAATGTCATATTGAGTTTGAGATAGGGGTGGTTGGCCTAAAAAATCTTTGCCTTCAACAAAAGTAATTGCATCAACAGGAGTTTCTTTAAAGTTATTGTTTTTAAGTACTTCTAAAAACTCATCATACATCTGAAATTACCGTTATAACTTCGTTTTCTTTTGATATCATAGAAAGTTTACGCATAATTAAATCACGAACTTCTGGATGTGACGATGCTATATCTCTAAGTATTCCAACAAGAACCTCTTGCCTATTTTCAATCTCTAACATTTCATCTGCAAGTTCTTTGTTTTCTAATAGACCAGCCTTTTGTAACATATCAATACGCTTAGACTCAATATCCATAACAAGTTTGATGGCTGCTGTTTTAGCGCTAAGGTTGTTTGTCATTGATGCTTCATCAATAACCTCATATGATTTTGATATTAGTTTGCTATAGTGAGTGTCTGCTCCAGAAAGCGCTTCTTTTGCACGAGCACGTATAGCAGCACTATTAGATGCAGTAACTTTCCATTCATCAATATACGCAACAACACGTTGTCTTGGAATATCTAGTTGTTTTGAAATTACTGTTGGGTCGTTTCCTTTTAAATATTCTTCAACAACGTTATTTACCTGATCAAGGTGTTTTACTAAATCTTCTTCAGTTGACATGCTTGCCTTCTAGCCTATTAATTTCATCTTTAATGTAAAATATTGCTTTTTCAAGGTCTTGTATTGTTTTTGATTCATCTTTAAGTCCTGCTCTCCAAAGGTATTTAAAAGCATTCCCAATATTAAAATTACGATGGCGAGTTATTTCTATACATTCAATACCAGAAGGATCTGAAGTATAGTGTAATGGGTTATTAACTTGATCAACAGTTATGTTAAGATTCTCACTCATCATTATTCTCCCAATCAAATACGTCTGGTAAGTCTTTTAATGTAGATAGTGCATAGGTAATTCCAACTGCCCCTACAATTGCTAAGGCTAAAATAATTTTATTTTTATTCATCGTCTAGATTTCCTTAATTTAAATTTTGCAAGGTATACATATATAGTTTCCACTGTACATCCACACTCTTTAGCAATGTCTTCTGGAGTCTTTTTATCTAAAACGTAACGTTTACGAAGCCAAGACTCACTTGTATATAGTTTAGCAGCCATGGCTTTATTTGTCAACCTCTTTTTCATTAATATCATAATTAAATCTATTAGAGTTTTCTAGTATCCACTTATCTTGATTTTCAACATCGTATTTTCTTTCATTAATTATCCTATCAATTAAATAGTCTTTTTCAAGAGTAAATGATGGCTCATATACACGAACTCTATTGTTTGGCTGTATGGCAAAATTTCCATCATCTCTTTGTATAACATGACCACATTTGTGATCTGCAGGGCTTTCAGAGTACCCATCGTCTAAAACATTTGTGTCTGGGTTATGCCAATCCAATGTAAATAAGTATGTTCCTTTCTGCATTGTTTTTGTTCTATCTATATAAGACATTCTAAGGTTTGTTAAATTTTCAAATCTTGTTACGGCAACGTGGTGACTAAAAGAATTCCATAACACTAGATTGTGTAGGTCAACTTCAGGAACTCCTGGCTCTGTACAGAAGGCAGAAATTGGAAGTCTCCACCACAATCCACCATCTGGCATCATAATATGAAACAGTGGACTTCTAGACTTTAAACTTGAAACACCAAAAATAACACACTCGAAATATTTATCATGGCTGTCTTGATGATTTCTTAAATAATTTCCTCTTACATAACAGTTTATAGGTGGTATGTTTGCATTTAACTCTGGCATTATATATTTATTTTCCAATTCATTGTCTTGGGACCTTGATCAATTAATTCAAACATCTGCTGTTCAAATTGTTTTCTTAGTTGCTCATACAGTTTAGGGTTAACTTCTTTTAGTTTGTCTGTAATAGAATATAACATTTCTCCAGTATTACTGTCAATACTTGATATCTCTAAAGCATTTTGTAAAACTAGATGCTCTATCATTGCTTCTGTTCTAATGTCCATTTTATAAAAACGCCTTCTCCCAGTTATGCATTGCCCAGTGGCCGATTCCACAAGCATCTGCTACATCATTATCCGTAATAACCTTATCATATTGAACATTAATAAATTTAATAGTTCTTTGCTTTCTTAATTCTCTTTCATATGATTTAAGCCAAGAATCTGATTTTCCTGGATTTTGTGATCGAATAAATAATTTTTCATCTTTAGAAATCTTTTTGTTTCCAATAAAGTTTTGCCATGTAATTGGTGCAACCTTTCCAATTGTCTTTGTTCCAGATTGCCCTGCTGCTCCAAGAATAGCACCTTGAACTAATGCAAGGTCTGCAGCAGTTTTAGGACTATTCATAAATACAGTATGCTCAATTACTATTGCTTCAAACCCACCATAGTAATCAAAAAATGCCTTTACTTTTTGACCAGCATCCATAACCTTTTGATATGTGTCATTTCCAGAAAAGTTTATCTTTCCAACAGTGCTCAATATTTTTTCTTGAGTGTTAAACAAAGCAAAAGCAAGACTATTAGTACTAGCATCTATAGAACAAATGGTCTTTGGAATAATTTCTAAACCCCACTTATTTTTTACCATTGCCTTTTCCTTTTATCTCTTTTAGTGCTTTTTGAACACTGTTTGGATTTACATTACATAAAACACAAAGATTTTCATCATTATACATAGATAACTGAGATCCGCATTGTTTGCAAGATCTTTCCTTACCCTTTCTTTTTTGTCGACGAGTGGCAATATATCTTTCTGCAATCTTTTGTTTTGTAGCATCTTCTCTACAGGTTGGAGAGCAATATATTTGATAACTTATATCTGAGTTAAACTCAGTGTCACACCAACTACAATGCTTCGTCATTCAAAGGCTCCAAGGAATTAATCTTAATATCCCCTACCTCTGCTGACGCACACGCTTTTTGAATTGGACAGTTTTTACAGATCTTAGAATTTGATCTATAATTTTTTTTAGGTAGAGTCCTATCTACCCAAGCCTTTCTAACTGTCCTCATCCAATCAAACGCTTGGTCTACCCACCTGCGATAGTGATCATTTACTTCTACTGGCAAAATTAATAACTCATGATTATTTTTATTTTCATAAATTAACACAGCCTTTGCCTTTTTTAAAATTTTCATATAGATTAACAATTGAATAAGGTGACCAGTCTTTGGCTTCATGTGTGCCTTACGGTATTCAAAACCTTCGTTCATCACTGTTTTAATTTCACCAAGCAGTGGCTCTCCCTGCCAGTTAAGCATAACGTCTCCATAGCCAAAAATTGGTGGATCAGAGTGTGTAATAGTAAATTCTGAATCAATTAAAAAATCTGGAACATTTCCCATAGCAGATTGAATTCTTTCATGCGATTTAGTTCCTGCTGTCATATTGGCAGCGCCATAGGCATCTGCATTGTCCTCAAATGTCTGACCATCAAAAGCCAGGTACCAGTATCTTGGACATTCTCCATGACCGTAGGCAATTGTAGATGGAGCAAAAGTTTTCTTTTGCGTATGTTTGTCAATTCTGTTAATTGTATAGCCATTTTTTATCATCTCAGTTAGCCCAGCCACATCTATTGAATGTACTGGAGGAACTTCTTTTTTAACCATAATCTGCTGTAATAAACTTTTTGTCATTTTTTTACTCGTTTCTATTAGTATAAGTATAGCAGATTAGCGTGTAATATATTTTAGTGCAGACACTAAATTGTTTAGTGATTCTGCTGCAGTGTAATAAAGGTTCTTTTTCCCACGATCTGACTTGTCTACATTTGCCATCCAGGTTGCTTTAAAAGCCATCTTTGCTGCGATTGCTTGAAGTCTTACAATTTCAACATGTGCTACATTTAAAGGAATATCTGGCTTAATAATAACTTTAGCAATAAATGTAAGCGCTGCAGTTAGTTCCTCATCCTGCATATAGTCTGCAATTTCTGCAAGTCCATTTATCATATCAATTGTTGTGCTTTCGTTTTGCAATTTTTTATCCGATCTAGTAGTTGTTTAAATTATTGTAAAGTATTTTATGACTATTCTATTATATTTTTTT